CCGGAAGCGTGGGATCAACCGTTAGTATATCATACACCTTCAACAATGGCGCGACCTACACAGGAAATGGCGCCACGTTCACGTATGTAGACATGCCGGTGGTCACGTCCGTGTACCCGTCATCCGGGCCGATATCGGGAGACACAGTCGTCACAGTGAGTTTCGTTATCAGAATGTGCTTGATTAGTCGGACAGTTCTGTCACACTAAGTCTGTCACCAATCAAGGGCATTGGGGCAGTTAGGTATAAGATGTCAAACACAGACAAGCTGTTATTGATCTGCATCATTGGGATGTTGATTGGCTTTGCCATCACAATCTTTGATGTTCAGCGTAGAAGCTATGACAAGGGCGTTCGAGATGGTTACCATCGTGGGCGTAGCATCAAGGGGCAGGAATGAAAGCCAATGAAATCCTTCTCACAGCCACCGATACGATCCGTGATCGTGGCTTATCGTATGGTCACCCTGCGGATAACCTGCAACACACCGCAATGCTGCTCTCAGCATACCTACAAACACCGATTCACGACTATCAGGTGGCAGGGATCATGGTGCTCGTTAAACTTGCACGGACTAATCAATCAGCCCAACACATCGACAACTGGGTCGATCTCTGCAGTTATGGCGCACTCGCAGGGCAACTAGCGACAGAGGAAAATGATCTTTATGTTTAATTTAGCCGATTACGAGCCAGTAGAGGTGAGACTTGAAAAGTTTATTAAGGACTATCCAGCGTTCCGCATTTCAACTTAGTTGGAAGTTGTCGAGGCTACTCGATACATTGTTAAGGCGTATCTATTTAAGAATGCTGAAGATAGCGTTGCATGGGCAACAGGGTACGCTGAGGAAACAGTTACTAGCCGAGGCGTTAATCAGACTTCAGCGTTGGAGAATTGCGAGACTTCGGCAATCGGCAGAGCACTTGCAAATGCAGGTTATGCGCCTAAAGGAAAGAGACCAAGCCGAGAAGAAATGAGCAAGGTAGTAGCTGCTAAGCCAGTTAAGCCACCTGTTCAAGAAGTCAAGCCAGATGATCAGGACTATTGGACTACACCTGTTGGACAGTACAATGGAGTAGTCGATGCACCCGTGACCTTAGAGAAGGCACTTGACCTAGTGCAAGACATTCTTGGCACTCCAGAAGCACAGGAAGCACCACAATGCAAGCATGGACACATGCGATGGCGTGAAGGTGAAAAGAATGGGCGTGCATGGGGCGGTTATCAATGCAATCAAATGAACGCAGGTGGAGTTAAATCTGATTGTCCGCCTGTCTGGTATCAGCTCGGATCAGATGGTAAGTGGCAACCACAGAAGGCGAGAGTGTAATGGGCAACATCGGAATTAAGATCAATGGTGAGTGGGTTGATCTCATGTCAGCCTTCGTGCCATGTCAGCTGTGCAATGAGCCAGTTGCAATCAGAGACTTAGAGGACATTTCAAGTGACTCAGTCAATGGCGTTGTCACATGGCAATGCGGTAAGTGCAAGGCTGTCAATGGATGACTCAGAGAAGCTGCTGATTTTCTTGGTGCTCTGCATCTTTATTGGTGGTGTTGCTATGGGCTACATGGCGCATGGCTAGTCAAGCAAGGAAACATAGAGGTTTCCGCACAGAGCGTGTTGTTGCACAGTACCTATCGACTGTCTGGCAAGGCGCATGTGTGGGAAGGGGTAATGGTAAGGATGTTGTCAATGTGCCGTTCGATGTTGAAGTCAAAGCCCGCGCTGGATTTCAACCTCTAGCTTACTTAAAACAACTGAAAGCTCGGACAGCCATTTCGGGGGAATTAGGCTTCGGAGTTATTAGACTCAACGGACAAGGTGAAGATGCGCGTGAGTATGCCGCCATCATCCGTCTAGAGGATCTCTTACCATTGCTCGAACTAAAGTATGGTCACATTACTAGCGAACCCACAGAAGCAGACATTGACCGCTGCACAGGCTGTGGGTCTTACATGATAAAGAGGTGCTTAACTTGCCAGCCTACGACTACAAATGCACACGATGCAATCTTAGTCAAGAGATCTATCACGGATGGCACGATAGACCAATAATCCCATGCACCTATTGCAATGAGCCAATGGTCAAGCTGATTGCAGCTACTCCAGCAGTATTTAAGGGTAAGGGCTTCTACAGTACGGACAAATAGTTATCCACAGAAGTTATCCACAGGGGGTAATCATGAGAACGACACGCGGTCTGAACAGGACTTTTACAAATGGATTTGACATCAATGGTAC